TTTCTACACCATCAGTAACGAAAAGTGGCATACATTTAGCTAAACAAACAGTTGATAAGGAAAGGTTAGCAACTGTTGTAGGTTATGTTGTTAAACTTGGACCTGATGCCTATGGAGACATGAATAAGTTTCCAGACGGTGCTTGGTGTAAAGAGGGAGATTGGGTTATATTTGGTCGATATGCAGGAGCTCGTTTTAAAATAGAAGGTGGCGATATGCGTCTTTTAAACGATGACGAGATTTTAGCAGTTATTGACAATCCTGAGGATATATTATCATAAACGTGGAGAAACCATGCAAGAAGAAGCAGAAAAAATAGAATTAGAACTTCCTGAAGGGGAAGTTGATATTCGAGAAGCTGATGTAGATACTTCAATTTCTGAAGTAAATACAACAGAAGAAACACAGGTAGAAGAAGTTAAAACTTCTTCTGAAGATGAATTAGATAAGATTAGTGAAAGCGTTCAAAAAAGAATTGATAAACTAACTTACAAAATGAGAGAGGCTGAAAGACAACGAGATGAAGCTGTAAATTATGCACAAAATATTTACACTGATAATTCTCAGTTAAAAGAAAAATTAAAAAATTCAGACTCTTCCCTTTTCAAAGAGTACGACAATAGAGTACAATCGGATCTTGAAAGAGCAAAATCCGTTTTAAAGGAAGCTCAAGAACAAGGAGACACCGATGCAATTGCTAGTGCAACAGAACAAATCTCAAGGAGTGCAGCTGAAGCTGAAAACCTTAGAAGACTTTCTGCGCAGCAACAAGCTAAACAAGTTTCTAACGAACAAGAAGTTGTCGAAAATGTTCCGAATTTTAATCAACAAACAAATTCAAATCCTCAACCAGACCCTAAAGCAGAAGCTTGGGCTGAAAAGAATGAGTGGTTTGGAAATGATCAGGCTATGACATACGCAGCATTTGGTATACATAGACANTTGATAGATGAGGGAGTTGATCCTAATACTGAAAACTACTACAATCAAGTAGATGAAAAAATTAAGGAATACTTTCCTCAAAAGTTTTCTAATGAGCAGTCTGCCCCCGTGCAACAGGTTGCTGCTAGTAGCAGAGGTGCTACTGGTAAAAAATCATCACGCAAAATAAAGCTAACACCAAGTCAAGTAGCGATAGCTAAAAGACTAAATGTGCCGCTAGAAGAATATGCTAAGCATATCGAAGGAGTATAAAATGACAGATGAAATAAAAGTCAATACTGATCGTAACTCACGATCTGCAGAGACACGAGACTCTCAAACTCGCAGAACGCCTTGGAAACCCCCGTCAATGTTAGACGCACCCGAGCCACCTCCTGGATATCAGTTTAGGTGGATTAGAGAAGCTACTAGAGGAATAGATGATAAATCCAATATGTCAAAACGTATTAGAGAAGGATATGAACCTGTGCGAGCAGAAGATTATCCTGATTTTGAAGCTCCAACTGTAGATAGTGGAAGTAATAAAGGAGTCATAGGGGTTGGTGGACTAATACTTGCAAAAGTTCCAGTCGAAACCGCTGGTGAAAGAACAGCTTATTTTAAAGATCAGTCTGATTCTGCCATGGAAGGTGTCGACCAAAACTTAATGCGAGAAAGTGATCCTAGAATGCCGATAAAAGATAGCGATATCCAAAGGTCTTCTAAGGTTCAATTTGGTAGTAGGAATAATTCCGACGATTAATTAATATTTTATTAGACAAAGGAGATAACAATGGCTAATACAAATGCACCCGATGGGTTTACTCCCGCATATCACATGTACGGTGGTGTTATTCGTCCTGCAAGAATGAGAATAGCTAGTGCAACTAACGCATCCATATTTAGTGGAGATGTCGTTAATTTATCTAGTGGTTACGTCATTCAAGGCACGGCAACTGGCACACCTGTAGGTGTTTTTTATGGAGTATTTTTTACAGCGACGGACGGAACACCTACGTTTTCAAAAGTGTGGACTGCTGACACAGCAACACTTGGTGGAGCCGATGCAGAAGCTCTTGTATACAGCGATCCTGGGATCGTATACGAAGCTCAATTTACAGCAGGTACTCCTGCCGTAAGTTTTATCGGCAACAAATACACTCTTTCAACGACTGCTGGTAGTACAACTACTGGAAGATCGAAAGAAGGTGTAACAGCCACTACGTCGAGCGGTGTCGCTTTATGTGTAGGGTTCAATCTAGCTCCAAGCAACTCAATAGGGGCTTCAGCTAGAGCGTACTTTACATTCCCAACTAACNCATTCGCAGTTTAAGGAGTAAAACATGGCAATTAACAGAGCACAACTCGTAAAAGAACTTGTCTCTGGACTTCATGCTCTCTTTGGACTAGAGTATGACAGTTACAACAATGAACACGAAGACATCTTCGATACTGAAACATCCGAAAGGGCGTTTGAAGAAGAAGTAATGTTAAGTGGATTTGGGGAAGCACCTATTAAAGGTGAAGGAGCAGCCGTAGTGTATGATACTGCACAAGAATCATTCACTTCACGTTACACACATGAAACCGTAGCTTTAGCGTTTGCGTTGACAGAAGAAGCAATCGAAGATAATCTTTACGATACACTTTCTTCTAGATACACAAGAGCTTTAGCCCGTTCAATGCAACAATCAAAACAAGTGAAAGCAGCTAACGTATTAAACAATGCGTTTAGTTCTTCATTTGTTGGTGGTGATGGAAAAGAGCTTTGTGCTACAGACCATCCGACTGTTGCAAACGTCGATTTGAGTAACGAACTATCTGTATCTGCAGATTTAAATGAAACGTCATTAGAGCAAGCGTTAATTGATATCGCTAACTTTAGAGACGAAAGAAATTTAAAGATTAATGCACAAGCAAGGAAATTAATAATTCCACCTGCTTTGCAATTCGTAGCAGACAGATTAATGGAAACTCCAGGAAGAGTCGGTACATCTGACAATGATATTAACGCTATTCGTAACATGGGCATGGTCTCAGAAGGTTACGTCGTTAATCATTATTTAACAGATACTGATGCTTTCTTCATCAAAACTGATGTTCCTAACGGACTTAAACACTTCGTTAGAACGCCTGTATCAACTAGTATGGAAGGAGACTTCGAAACTGGTAACGTAAGATACAAAGCAAGAGAACGTTATAGTTTTGGTTTCAGTGATTGGAGAGGAATCTTCGGATCACCAGGAGCATAATCATTTACGTTAATTAGGAAAGGGAGCTTCGGCTCCCTTTCTTTTTTGATATGGATGAGCTAGAATGACAAAACAACTAGGGTTATTTTAATTACTTTATCAACTGACCTAGCAGACAAGCCAAGATGATAAAGAAAATTTCCAACGGAGGAAATTATGGCAAATTCGACTTTTAACGGACCAGTTAGATCAGAAAATGGATTTAAGGTCATTTCAAAAAACGCAACTACAGGTGCTGAAACAGATGTTGTTAATATTGCATCAACTGGTATTGTTACTGATAAATATGTAAAACACGTTGGTTTTGCAACTGGTGTAACAGTAAATACTACAGCAGGTGATTCTCCTGCTATTGGAGAATTTACGCAACCTGCTAATACAATAATTACAGATATTAAAATTTTCTGTGATACTGCTCCAGTTATAGGAACAGGTGATATTGGTTATGAAGTAGGTACCTCTTCTTCAGGTGCACAAATTGTTGCAGCTCAAACTGATGAAATATTAGATGGTGGTACTACAGTAGTGGTAGGTAATGTAACTACAACTTCTTTAGTTTTACAAACGCAAGACGCAACTACTGCTCCTGCTTCTGTACAATACACTTCTGCAGCAAGAACAATTTTTTGTAACATTACTAATACAGTAGATGCTACAACTGCAGGTTCATTTACGTTTATTATTGAATATACTCAAATAGCGTAAGGAGTAAATTATGGCTGATACAGTAACAAGTCAAACTATCATAGACGGCGTTAAAACCGCCGTCGTGAAGTTTACTAACGAATCAGACGGCACAGGTGAAGCAGCTGTTAAAAAAGTAGATGTTTCCGCTTTAACTTCAGACAACGATGGTACTGCTTGTACTTCAGTAACTATAAAAAGAATTTATTGGGCTACTAGAGGTATGGCGGTAGATATAGAGTTTGATGCTTCTACTAACGTATTAGCAATCTGTATACCTGCAGATAGCACAGGAGACGAAGAATACGATACATTTGGCGGTATACCTAATAATGCAGGTAGTGGTGTAACTGGTGATATAGATTTCACTACTGTCGGACATTCTAATGGTGATGCTTATTCAATAATTTTAGTTTTAACTAAAAATTACTAATAATGGCAACGTCAGGTACGCGTACATTTGGTTTAGATGTAGCAACAGCTATTGAAGAGGCGTACGAACTCGCAGGGTTAGAGGCTCGTACGTCTTACGATGGTGTTACTGCTCGTCGTTCAATGAATGTTATGTTTGCCGATTGGTCGAATAGAGGTATTCAAATGTGGGAAATAGCTAAAGTAGAGCTAACTCTCACCCAAGGCACTAATGAATACACAATAAATTCTTTTGATATAGATGTTTTAGACGCTTATGTTCAAAGAACAGTAAGCAGTACCGTAACTGATTTAGTAGTAGATAGAATAGACCGTAACGAATACATCAGTATTCCTAATAAAGCTACTCAAGCTAGACCGACACAGTATTGGTTAGAACGTCTAAAATCTCCTGTTATTCATCTTTATCCAACGCCCGAGAACTCAACCGACAAACTCATTTACTATGTTTGGCGTACTATTGAAGATTCTGCGGCACAAATTAATGATGTAGACATACCTACCCGATTTGCTGCTTGTTTAGTTTCAGGCTTAGCTTATTATCTTTCTTTAAAAAAGAATATTCAAAAAGTGCCTTTACTTAAACAACAATACGAAGAAGACTTAGCTAGAGCGATAGCTTATGACGAAGANCGCTCNCCATTAAGACTTGTTCCTAAACATGAGTATATCTAATGGCATACGCTTCAGGTAAATACGCTTACTTTATATGTGATACTTGTGGTTTTAGATATCCTTATAAAACTGCTAAAACTACGTGGGACAATTTTAAAACTTGTGAAGAATGTTATGAAACAAAACATCCACAATTAGAACCACCTACAATCAGTGTTGATGCAGAAGCATTACATCAACCTAGACCTGAAGTTAATTTACCACAAGCACAGTTAGGAGTAATAACAGTAGAAGGTGGTTTATTATTTACTGACGATACAATTGGAACAAAATTTGAAGGAACTTTTAGTACAGGAGCTATAGGTACCGTAACCGTGAGTACAGGATAATGGCAGGGTTTACATACAGTACTTTAAAAACAGCAGTACAAGATTATTTAGATAATACTGAAACAACGTTTGTTAATAATATAAATAATTTTATTCAAACTACTGAAGAGCGTATTTNAAAAACAATACAACTTCCTGTGTTTCGTAAAAACGTTACTGGAACGTTATCAGCTAATTCACCTTATTTATCTAAACCGACTGATTTTTTATCGCCGTTTAGTTTAGCGGTTTTAGATGCCAGTAGTAATTATAGTTATTTATTATTAAAACACGTTTCTTGGATTAGAGACTATACCCCTAACGCTACTACTACTGGAGCACCACTTTTTTATGCACAGTTTGACCAAGACAGTTTTATTATAGCTCCCACACCTTCAAGTAATTTTACTGTAGAATTACATTACAATTATCGACCTAATTCTCTAACAACAGTAGGTGATAGTAACCAAAGTTGGTTATCCGATAATGCTCCTAACGCTTTATTGTTCGGTGCTTTAGTAGAAGGTGCGGTATTTATGAAATCTTCTCCAGAAACAATTATGATGTATGAACAAAAATTTCAAGAAGCATTAGCTATGTTAAAAGTTTTAGGTGAGTTTAAAGATGTTCGAGATGAAGCTAGAAGTGATAATTTAAAAATAAGCCCACAAGGAATGTCTAATGTATGAGATAGAAGTAGGTGATGTAGCAGTAAAAACTACGCAAAACACAGGATTAAGTCCAGAATATTGGACAGAAAGAATAATGGAACGCTTGGTTCAAGTTAGTGATAATGCTGATCCTTTAGTACAAGCTCAAGCTAGAGCTTTTAAAGAAAGTATTGAACAAGTCGTTTTATTGTATATAAGACAAGCTATCGCTTCTGATAGAAGCACAGTAGCAGGTCTATTAGAAAAACAAGGTCATTGTAAAATGGCTGATATTATAAGGAGGCTATAATGGCTATATCTCAAGCAATGTGTACTTCTTTCAAACAAGAAATTTTGGAAGGTGTACATAATTTTAAAAACTCAGGCGGTAATGATTTTAAATTAGCGTTATATACCAGTTCTGCGTCTTTAGGTGCAGGCACAACAGCGTATACTACTTCTAACGAAGCCAGTGGTACTAACTATACTGCTAAAGGTGCAAGTTTAACTAGAGTTGATCCAACGACATCTAGTACAACAGCATTTACTGATTTCGCTGATTTAACTTTTAGTAGTGCTACGGTTACTGCTAATGGTGCGTTAATTTTTAACGACACAGCTTCAGGTGATCCTGNGGTATGTGTATTAGCTTTTGGTGGTGATAAAACATCTACTAACGGAGACTTTACTATACAGTTTCCAACAGCTGACGCTAGTAACGCGATTATAAGAATAGCGTAGTTTAAATGTCCAGTGTAACAGGTTGGGGTCGCGGCACTTGGGGCGAAGGTGCGTGGAGTGAAGAAGCTCCTGTAGTCGTCACTGGTGTAAGTGCTACTTCTGCCGTAGGCACTGTTGTACAAAGAACTCAAAACACTATTGCAGTTACTGGTTTAGTAGGAACTTCGGCTTTAGGTAGTGAAACTGTAGTTGCTAAAGCCCTACAAGCAGTTACTGGAAACGCAGGAACTTCTGCACTAGGTGATGAAACAGTCACTGCAGCAGCATTAATTGCTGAAACAGGAGTAGCAGGAACTACTGCATTAGGTAACGCTATAACTGCTGGAGCAGCAGTAACGGGTGTATCTGCCGTAGCTTCTACTTCTTCTTTAGGAGACGAAACGGTAACAGCAGGAGCAGTAACTGCGGTTACTGGTTTAGCAGGAACTTCTGCACTAGGTACTATTAGTTTAGTAACTAATAATAATCTTTCGATTACTGGAAACGTAGGAACCACTGCATTAGGCGACGAAACCGTAATTTCAAAAGCTCTCGTACTACCAACAGGAAACGTAGGTACTTTTGGTGAACCAAGAGCTAATGTTTGGGGGTTAGTAGATACAAGTCAAACACCAAGTTACAGTGTTGTTGACACAAGTCAAACACCTAATTATAAAGAAGTTGCTTAACAGACAAGGAAAAACATAATATAATCAAAATGAGGAAAAACAATGGCTAGTACATATGTAAACGATTTAAGACTAAATGAGATGGCTACTGGTGACGCTAGTGGTACTTGGGGTACAGTTACTAACACTAATTTAGAATTAATCGGTGAAGCATTAAGTTTTGGTACGGAAGCTATTACTACTAATGCTGATACCCATACTACAACTGTAGCTGATGGTGCTGCTGATCCTGGTAGAGCTATGTATCTAAAATATACAGGTACGTTAGATTCGGCTTGTACTATTACTATTGGACCTAACACTATTA